AGTGCGTCACGCCCCAGTCCGTTCGGTTATTGCTAAACAAAGCCGCACGAACTTGACTGCTGCTTGCATCTCCCACAAATGTTGTTGCGTTGCCACCTGACAACCTGACCGAAACTGAATCACCAGATGATACTGATGATGAAATGTTCACCATTGCAAAAATCAAGATTTTGCTACTTGTTGATGATGGCGTGATTGTTGCAGTTAATCCTGTGATGTCGGTAAACGTTGTGCTGGTAGTTGTAAATGTGTTGGTTTTTGCGGTGCTGACAACTTGCAAGACTCGAAACGCGCCGCGCAAAGCATTCTGTTGTGCAGCGGTCAAAACCTGACCTGCGGTAAATGCGGCTGGAAGTGCGGTTGGTGTAGCCATAAGTGCTCCTATCCTAAGACATTCTCTGCGTCAAGTGTGCCATACACGGCGTCATCCAAGATCAGCTCAAATACAATTGTGGTTGGCGCGGTGCTGTAAAGCACGCTGTGGCCTGTGCTGAAATCAAGCCGATGCTCGATGCCCTCAACGGACAGCTCTTGAGCCAACTGGGTTGTGCCGGTACCGCTAGGGAACGTCTTTTCTACGGTGATTGTGTCACCGATGTCCACGGTTGCAAGGGTGTCTTTTTGGGCCGTGGTCAGCATTAGATACTTAGTTGCCACAGACGTGTAACGCGGTTCGGGCTCTGGGTTAAGCAGATAGTCGGCAGCGTCATCAATGCTTGTTTGCTCATGTAGCAGGCTGTTTGTAATGCTTGATGTCTGAATAAAATATGTAGCAATAGAACTTGCATTGGTTGCGGTAGCGGTTTTGCCATCTAAGGCAGTAAGCACCGATCTATTTATTACAGAGTCAGCCTCAAAACTAATGCCCACTCCATCAAATTTGTATTCTGTGCCATCATCATGGAAATCGGCTACAGGCGCGCTCAACGTGTTGCCAATGCGCTCTTGGAATGTCAGTACTCCAGACCGTGACATAAACAAACGGCCAAACTCAGCTGTGTCATTGATCTGCGTTAGGTATTGCAACACGTTTGTTCCTGCCGGCACGGTGTAAGCGGCGTCATGGCCAAGGTTGACGGTGCCTGTGGCAATGTCACGCGATGCAATCGGAAAATCTACTTCTGGTAGGTCTAGGACGGTTTCTATGCGTTCGCCTGATGTTTCGGCGGTGACGTTTAGTTCGTCTAGGTAGGTTTGCGCGAGTAGGTAAAACTGATCAGCGCAATACACGGTGACGCTGTCAAGACCTCCGAGCGCAAAATTATAGTCATAATTGATAACGAAACCAGAAAAGATCGACTCGGGCACATCGGTTGAGCTGTAACGGATTAATCGCACTTCGCGCAATGGGGCAAGCCCTGGCTTTGCTTGCGGGGTGTCCCAATAGGGCGAGTTCTGATCAAACGGATTAAAAACCCCTGTCACGTCTTGGATGGTAAATGTCATTGTGCCAGCGCTGAACTGATCGCCCACGTCACGGCGACCACGCCGCACATTGATGCTGATAGTTGAGTCCATTACATCGGCGAACTCGGTCGTGCCGTCAAGCACATATTCGGTGTTGTCTAATACGCCTTTAAGCGCGTCATCAAGAACAAACGCATCAACTTGAAATCCTGTTGCAATTTGCAGGTCATAGTTGCCCGAATCAACAACGGCTACGCCTGGCATCACGCCACCTGTAACTGCAATGGCCCAGCGGAACGCGAATAGGCGCGCAAAGCGTTAACAACCGACTCACCGATCTCTGCGCTAGTGGCAAGCCCGCCTGTGACGTTAATGGTCACTCCCCCGCCGTTATTCATGCGATCTAACGGCACTACGGCTTCTGGGCCTGCCTCGCCGATCAGGGCAAGAGTGGGAGAGCTGACGATGCCGCCTTCAGCCATTCGAGGAATGCTGAAACGGCCAGGTGCTGGGCGTGTTGGCTCGGTACCGCCTGATATGAGATTTGACAAGTTGGGCAATCCTTCAAGAATGTTTGCCACGTTGCCAACAATTGGCATGGCTAGTCCGCCGAGGATTCGTGCTGCAAGACCACCAATGCTGTTGATTCGCTCAGCTGCATCTACAAGTTTGTTAAACGCAACAGCCAATCCGATTACCGCGGCGGTTGCCAAAATAAAAGGGTTAGTTGCTAAAGCAATGTTTAACGCAACTACGGCGGCGGCAATCGCGCCGATCGTCATAGCAATTCGAGTAAACACTTGTGGGTTTTTTTGTGCCCAATCCGCAAACCTTTGCATGTACGGCAAAACTTCTTCAAGCACAGGCAAAAACGCTGCACCTATTCCTTCTTTAGTTTCGGCAATTGAGTTTTTAAAGATTGCCATTTTCCCTGCAGCGGTTTCAGCGTTTTTTGCTACCGCGCCACCAAAGGTTCCACCGAGCACGTCCATGACTTGCTCAAGGGTTGCGCCTTCTTTAATCATGGTTGCCATTTCTGGGCTTAAAGATCGGAGCGCCTTAAAGTTGCCCTGGTATGCCTTGGCAAGTGCGTCAGCGACGGTGGTGCTGTCCGCTTGTAGGGCTGTGCTGATGTCCATGACAAGGTTCATGTCTTTCATGGCCAAGTCAACGTCTTTGGTACCGCGCACAAGTGCTTCAAGGGACTTTCGATATTCGGTATCCGCGATGCCAGACGCTCGAGACATTGCGCTGATCTGTTCTTCAATTTGAGCGGTCTGTGCAGCGCCTGCGCCAGTCACATTTTGCAAAGTAAGCGCTAAAGCGGCCTGCTCTTGCTGGTCTTCCATGGCGGCCTGAGTGGCATCACCTATGGCAACGGCTAAACCAGTCAGCGCGGCAGCTGCCGGTACTGCAGCCTTTTTGATTGCAAACTGGGCTTTTTCGCTTGTTGTTTCAAGTTGCTGAAACTGCTTGATTGCTTTCTTAATGCCCTTGCCGTCAAACTCGGAAATGATAGGGAGTACTACAGCCATTACATCAGCTCCTTAGAAGTCTTGTCCATAACGCGCTTCACTAGGTCGGTCATGCGTTGATTGACGTCGTCCTTGTTGCGCTCCCATGCTTTCCACATTACTCGGGATGGTTGGCCGAACTTGGCGTTAAGACGTGAGCCCATTATGCCGTTAGTTAAAAAGTCAAACAATCCAGCGTCTGGGTTTAGCCACTTAACCACAAAGGTTGCAAGGTTGACATTTTGCCCTGCGTATTCTTTGACCTTTTTGGTGTTAATCATTGCTTTAACCTGGTTGTTATTGCTCCAAGGGAAAATCTCGTATTGCTTAGGTGCCCATTTACGCGACCAACCGCTCAATGGTTCCTTTAACGGGATTGCTTGATAGGCGTCATCAACGACGTTTTGCACAATCATTTTGTAATCGCGTGTAATTTCTCGACGCAAAGATTTGTCAATTTTGTTCAAGGTCTTTAGGGCGTCTTTAATTCCGACTACTTGTACCGTCGTTTCAATGCCGCGCCCTTGCTCTACATAACCTCTGTATGGCATGACTACCTTCTTTTTTTGTTTGCCTCGTTAAGCACTTTAATGACGGTTGCCAAGTCTCGTGAGTCAAACGCAATGTCGCTAGGCCACCAACCGACCGCAACCAAAACTTCTGCTAGTTGGCGGCGGTAGGTGCCGCGTCCGTAGGGTTTGGGTCTGTCTCGTCCAGTACCGGCAAGATGTCGATGTCAGGGTTTTTGCTTAACCATTCGCGCCAGTTGTCACCAACCTGTTCGCCTTTGATCTTGAGAATTGTGTGCATCCAGCAGGCGTAATCCGAGTACAACGGGTTTGCGGAGAGCTGTTGAATGTTGCGACGTTCTAGTCGTTCCCATTCAGTAATTACAAACATGTTTGTGTAGTAATACTCAGGCGCGCTGTCGGGTGTGCGCTTTAATTGCAACTTGATCTTCATGTATCTCCTATGTCGGCTTGGAGCCGTTAATTACGGTGTGACGTCAACGCTGTATGTGCCGCCCTGAAACTCAATATCCCATTGTGACAACTCGCCAAGAGTCGCATTGATTACAGGAATTGATGCAAGGTAGGTGTCAGTCAAAATAAAGCCAGGGTTTGTTGCGCCGTCTGCAGCGCTGGTCGGGTTT